ATGGACGCACAAAAAACGGCTAATCCGCTGAGACAAGTACTTAAGATTAGTAAGAGAAGGAGAATAAAAATGAATCCATTAATTCAAAGTTTGACAGAAGGTCAACTTCGTTCTGATATCCCTGAGTTCCGTGCTGGTGATACTGTACGTGTTCACGCTAAAGTTGTCGAAGGTACTCGCGAACGTATTCAGATCTTTGAAGGTGTTGTTATCTCACGTAAAGGTCAAGGAATCTCAGAAATGTACACAGTACGTAAAATTTCTGGTGGTATCGGTGTAGAGCGTACATTCCCAATTCACACTCCTCGTGTTGATAAAATCGAAGTTGTTCGTTATGGTAAAGTACGTCGTGCTAAACTTTACTACTTACGCGCATTGCAAGGTAAAGCTGCACGTATTAAAGAAATCCGTCGTTAATTTTGATGATCAGATTTTAAAAATGCTTGGTTGTTTGAGGATAGTAACTATGTTTTAAAACTGGACAACCAAGACGTAAAAAATCTGCCTGTGGGCAGTTTTTTTACTAGGTCCCCTTAGTTCAATGGATATAACAACTCCCTCCTAAGGAGTAATTGCTGGTTCGATTCCGGCAGGGGACATGTAAATAACGTCAAAAGCCTTTGTATTAAAGGCTTTTTGTTTTATTCCGATTTTAAAAGGGGCACAAAAGGGGCAGTTTGTTTATTTATAATTTCTTTCATATTTACAGTTGTGTGACTGTAAATAGATAATGTTGTTTTTGGATCGCTGTGACCAACTCTATCCATTATCGCATTTAGCGGTATCCCTTTTTCTGCTAAAAATGATATATGCGAGTGTCTAAATAAGTGCGTGTGATAATCTCCATAAATTTTCAATCGCTTATTGATGTACGCGTTTAAAATCGGTACACCGTTCGAATTTGGAAAGACGAATGAACTTGTCTTTTTCTGTCTATTGACGATATCTAAAATATTATCTGATACAGATATTTTGCGTGTTGATTTTTTGGTCTTGGTCGTAGTGATTTCTCGTGTGTTAAAATCGTAAGTTGCATTAATCAGAATTTCTTTATTTTCAAAATCTATTTTGTCGTAAGTCAGACAAGCTAATTCTCCATACCGTACACCCGTCAAAAACATGAATAAAACGATGTCTGCGAGCGTTTGTTCGTCATTGTCTATCATTCTATTGCACAGGTCGTAAACCTCGTTAGATGTTAAATAAAGCACCTTTTCAGGCTTGTAATCATCCTTTGGTTTGGGAACTAAGACGTTCTCCGTCGGATTACTTGTCATATAGTCCATTTGTATCGCATAAGAAAATATAGCATGCAATCTCTTTCTACATTTATGCGTAACATGATACGAATTGTGTTTTAATAGTTTATCAATGATTAGTCTAATATCACGTTTAGTCAACTTGTTGATAATTGTATCATCTGGTAACACGGTTGCTATATGACTGTCAGATACTAAATAACCACGTTTTGTGGAGTCTTTGACGGTCGGTATCCATTGCTTTAGATATTCCTTTTTAAGTTCTCCGTAAGTCATTTCTGAGTGATTTCTGATAGCGAGCCTATCTTCAATCTTTTCCTGCAATATTAAACCAGCTTTTTTCTGAGCTTGACTAGAATTTTTATCTAGTGTCACAGATACTTTTTTGTACTTATTTGTTAGAGGGTCAGTATATCTTTCGATATATTTAAATTTCCCGTTGGCTAGCTCCTCTATCCACATTGTTTTATACCTCATTTTCTGTTAAAATAGGTATGGTAAAAACCCCTCCCAAAAAGCAGGTTTTTACTATACTAGAATTTGCCTCACGCTCTCCTTGGCCAAAATTTGAGCGTGGGGCTTTTTTTATTTGTCTTCATCAAATTCTAAATCTAATTCAATTATACCGTCTTCTCTAGATGTCATAACATTAAATTTCTCTTTGAAATCTTTCCAGTTAGATGAAATTCTCATAATCCCAAGAACTTTATAAATTTGAGCGTTTAAATCAGGATGTCCTATATCTGGTGTTAAAGTTTGGAAAAATCTAGCTTTATATTGACCTTTCTTTGTTTTTGGAGTTCTTCTTTTTAATTCTTCTAACACTCCATCAGGCAGTCTTTTATAAATCAATTCGTTTGTCCATTTACCAACAACACCTGGACGCCTTTTAATTGATTGAACATCGTAGCTCCACCCGTTCAATCTAAAAATTTCCATATAAAAATCATCTGGAAACATCTTTTGCCATTTTAGTAATTCTTCACTAATATATGCTTTAAATATTTTTTGAAGCTCAAAACGTTCTCTCTCATATTGATAACCAGTAGCTTCATCTACTAAAGCAGTAACACCAACTTTCGCAAGTGAGCGAACTAACATTTCCGCTTTTTGTGCAGTTCTCATCTGAGCTTCTGATTTGATAGCTCCAATTTCTCTAGCTTTTAAATATAAATCTGATACTAGCGGTAAAATGTTAGCATCAAAACCTAATTGAATCCTACCATTTAAATCCCTATATTCAATTTTGTTGATCACACCCCTTAAATCCTTTGATATCAATGGTTGAAGGTTTTTTGCATCCATAAAAGTAGGTATTCCGATCACACGGGTATTGCCTCTACTAGGTCTGTCCAATGCTTTAAAAACACCAGCTTGGGTGATGATTCGCTGACCGTTATTTAAAACTGCTACATCAATAGTTGTATTATCTAAGACTAATTTACCCTCGTGAGTTGCATGTAAAACTTCATTTTCCATATTTTCTCCTAAACTCATTGACAACCATAGCTTCGTTCGCTATTGTTTTTAATTTGTAAACTTTCATAAATCTGTAAACGTTAAAGTCTTTAACGTCGTCTAACGTGGTTCAGATATTACACATAGTTATTAATTTTCCTATTTACGTTTCGACTGGGGTAAAATGGCACGTTATACAAAATGACGTTTAAATAATTTATGGCTTTCAATGTTCTGATCAACATCTTTCTCATCCCAAATTTGTAACTCCCAAGGATAGTAGTGGTTGCTCTTATTCTTGAAATAAACGTGTATTCCTGTGTAATTATCTTTATCTCGTAAATACCAGTTTTTTAAATCGAACTTATCTTTCCATTCATCGAGTTGCTCCATCACTTGTGAAATATCCTCAGAAGATAAAATGATACGAGCGCCAAAAATATCATTAAGAATAGAATTCACAGGATAACCATCTTGTCTTTTGGAAAAACGCTCAATTTTGTCTAAGATGCTTTCTGATGTTTTGACACGATAGACGTAAGGGATATCTTTGACATCGGCTTTCATCAAATAATCATTGATGGATTCGTGCAAATTCAAGCGGTAATCTAAAATCGCTTGAACAGGTACTTTTGAAAAGGTATGTTTTAGATTAATCTTTTCAACTTTCCCAGTTTCAAAATAATCTTGCGAATAAACAAGGTGTATTCTATTAATTTCCGAGATTAAGCGTTCAACTTTTTCCAGCATATTAATTCTCCTTGTAACTCCCCACAACCTCGCCGATAATCCTAAAATCACTATCTCTATCGATTTGGATATCACTATATTTATCGTTTAGACTATGTAAAAACGCTCCCTCATTGTTTATAAGCAACTGTTTGATATAAGCGTCACCGTAATATTCAAAAACGCCTATATCGCCATCTACGAGCTCTACGGATAGCTTAACGAACACATAGTCCCCAGAGTGATACTCTGGTTCCATAGAATCGCCATAAACCGGTATGACAAAATCAGCGTCATAATCGACTGGTAATTCAATTGTTTCTACTTGTACATCATTTAGATACTGCCCTGTACCAGCTGAAGCTGCGTGGTCGTAGTAGTTGTAAGAGAATAATTCTACTACTGTATTCTTACTATCTTCTACTGTATTTTGTTGTTCTAATTGTGTTTCGGCATAATCAAGCACGTTTAGTTGTCGCTTGTGTTCTAATTGAGAAGAAGTAGAGTTTATTTTTTGTAGGGTAGATGGGATGAGGTCGACTTGGGGGGCGATTGGAGTGGAATTATCTCCAAACATCATTTTCTTAGGCTCTACACCAAAGAATTTTGCTATCTCTTCAATCTCATATATTTTAGGAGAACGCGTCCCTTTTTCCCATTTTGATATTGTCGACTTTGTTTTTCCAAGTTCTTCTGCTAACTGTTCCATGGTCAAATTCTTATTAAGTCTAAGTTCTTTGACCATTGCCGGAAATGCAATAGTGGAAGCCATATAAATTCTCCTTTTTATAGGTTAGTTATCTACATTATAATTACATGTTTACAAAATGTCAACAAAAATGGAAAATAATCGAATTCAAAAAAGTTGACATTTTTGACACAAAACAGTTGACAAAAAGGAAACATAGAGTTATACTATAATCAAGCTTAAGGAATTAAGCAAAACGAAAGGAGGTACAGCTGATGAAATCTAGGCTAAACAAAAAGCCTAAACACAAAGAACTAGAAGTCGAAATCAAGATTCTTTGGTTTAAGCTCAAAATCAAATATCTGATTACGAGGTAATCGGATAGGGGGTGAAATTCCCCCACCCCTAACGGGGTAAGTTTAGTTTAGCACATCGGCTGTATCTCTGCAAGAATGAAAGGAGAGATTATGCCAGAGGATTTAATCAAACAACTAGAAGCTGGTTCAAAATTTCTAGCGAAGACATGTTTACATAGCAAGATTATTATCACGGTGGATGGTATTCAGCTGGTGGAAACAAAAGAGTTCCACCCAAGAAATGAACTTCTATGAGGAAAGGAATTGTATGGAGGAATTAGAAAACATTATAAAAAAACTCCAAGAAGCAAATAGCGACCCAGAGTTTAATAAAGCCATCTTACTTGAGTGTTCTGCTGAATTAACAAGTTTGTTTAATCGCTTGTCATATCAACGACATTAGAGTCAGTAGAGATACCTTTTTTAATAGATTTTATTGTTCGAATGGCAGAATCTTTAAAATAGTAAGTCTCACTAGTTGCCACAACTTCATGATTATCAGCTTTTATTACAAAATAAAACTGGTTATTAGAAGATTTTCTAATCACAAAATACATAGCTTATCCTCCTTTCTGCTAGGATAAGTTGATTATAACATTTTTAGGAGGTACAAAATGAATTGGAAAAAACTAATGTTTGGCGATCTAGAACACACGTTTACTAGTCGTAATGGCAAAGAAAAAACAAGTATTGAATTTGAAGGTGGCGTATTGCCAGCACTGTTAGTGTTAGGTGGTATCAATTGGCTGATCGCTTGGTTTATTACAAAATAAAAACTCCCAAGTGGGAGTGGAAAGGAGAGGGGTCAGAAAAATGATTAATCTTGAAGAAAAAGTTCAAAAAATAGAACAGAACGAAGAAGAAAATACAACCTCAATCTCATTCTTAAGAGGTTATATCAAAGGCCTTGAGGAGCGAATTAGTCGTTTAGAGCGTTCGAAGGGCTGTTAAAGGCATTAGGGTATTTTGTTTGTAACTCAAAAATCTTTTCTAACTTTTCTGGCTCTTGAAAAGCCATCATAATTAAGTCTTCCTGAGTCATTGGTCTTTTTTGAGTAGAATTATTTTCTATTTTATCAGATAAATTTTCAATTGCATCATAGATGTTGTTAATTGAAGTTTTTAATTGGATAATATCTTGCACTGAAGCACTTTGGTCGTTTGGTTCATGGATTATAGAAAAATCAATGTTTTCTTCTGTTTTTTGAATTCGTCTAATTGTTTCTTGGACAGAATCAAGCACAACCTTACTTTCAGAGTTTTTGAGATCGTAATGAATGGTATTTATAGTTCTAATATCAAAAGGGATATCTTCATCAGTCTTTTGTCTAAGGAAAATAGTAGGTAAGTTCAACGCTTTTCTAAACCCAAGTTCTAAAAAGACATTCGGGTTATTTCCTGTTATATCAACAATTACCAAGTCTGCTGTGGATAAAGCATCAAATATTTTATCGTCAATCCTATCTGAATGATACAGTTCGTCAGCTCTGGTCACTTGATACTTTTCGATCAATGCAGGTTTAATTATATAATTTAAAACACTGTCTGAGTGGTTCCGAATTTCGCTACTTTCCTCACCGATAGCAGATACTACGAAACAAGATTTTTTACTCATAATAATACCTCACAATTTTTATTTAAATTATACCACAGAAAGAAGGTGGAATAGATGCGCCCCAAAAAATATCCGTATAGCCAAAAAAACTATCCAGCGCCGAAGCTTCATAACATCATTGAAACCGATAATCATTTCTTGATAGATGATAAAAGGATTCATTATGTTATTGAAGATTCTGTAAAGACAAAAACCCTTGGCGATGGCTATGTTGAAGTAACACTTTCCATAATTGCCAAGAGTTTTACAAAATCACAAGGTTAGTTTGGCGATAGTCCTTGTGATAGAAGTTGGTGTAAGAGGGATACCTTCTTCTTTAAGGATATTCTTTAAACGGCTCGAAAAATTATTATCTTTAAGACTTTGAAGATATAAGTAACCAGTTGTTGTTACGCCATCGAAAAAATAGAAAGTAATATCTTTTGTTGGGCGACGTTTTCCTTTTATCAAGCAATCATCAAGTAAATTATCAATTACTTCTAAAGTGCCTGATATTACAATGTTTTTATCTAAGTCTTTAGAGAATTTTACAAATTCACTGTTAAGACTTAGATTATCAAATAAGCTATAAGCGTCGTCTGGTTTGGTTTCCACAAAGGTTTCCAAGACAATTGTATAAAGTTTGAAATAGTCAAACATCACATTCACCTCCTTTCTGCTCACATTATAGCAGATTAGAGGTACTAAAAACAGATAGAAAGGGGGTGGGGGAATGGACAAAGACAGAGAAGAGTTTTTGATTAGATTAATTGATTTGCACGAACATATCACCAGTAAGTGTTTAGAGCTCAATAGAGAGCTAATCAATTATCTAAAGGAACAAAAAGAACCTATTGAATTAACAATAGATTCCAAAACGCTAGCCGAATGGGGTGATTCGACAGTTGGTTACATAAACCAAACAAGAAAAAAAGCTACTGATTCACAAATGGAATTAGAAAAATCAGCTAATAGGCTTAGAGGGCTCATCTAAAATCTTATTGATTTTTTCAGCAGCTTTTAAGTTAGAAATTGTCTCAATTTCGCCATCTTTCAGCATTAACAATTGATTAACAATTTCACAGACTTTTGTTGTGGCGACATCTGGCTCGTTGTTAGAAATTTCAACACGAATTGCTGCAAATGCTTTTTGTTTGATGTCGTCGAAGTTTGCCACATAATTACTCATATAATCACCTCCTTTCTGCCCATATTATAGCAGATTAGAGGTACTAAAAACAGATAGAAAGGGGGTGGGGGAATGCAGGAAAATGCTTTCGAGCAATTAATTGATGACAGCGGAATTAAAAAGAAAGTGATCGCAACTAAAATGGGTTTTACACGCTCTGGATTTTATCAGAAACGTAAAAAACCTAAAAAATCATTTGATGTGTCAGAAGTGGCAAAACTAGCAGATATTTTAGGTATAGAACCTGAAAAAGTCCTAGAAGCCATTTTAATTTCATAGAAAAGTTGACAAAAATAACACAACACTAGAAAGGAAACTATGAATCAACTAATTAATGTAACACTAAATGAAAATCAAGAGCCGGTAGTAAGTGGTCGTGATTTACATAAAGCACTCGAAATCAAAACGGCTTATAAAGATTGGTTTCCAAGAATGGCTGAATATGGTTTTGAAGAAGGTCAGGACTTTAGCTCATTTTTGAGCAAAAGTACAGGAGGTCGTCCTAGTCAAGACCACGTTCTCAAGCTAGACATGGCTAAAGAGATTGCTATGTTACAGCGTAACGAGAAATCAAAACAGGTCCGCAAGTATTTTATCCAGGTTGAAAAAGACTTCAATAGTCCTGAGAAAATCATGGCTAGAGCCTTGCTCATAGCAGATAAGAAAGTCCACAAACTAGAGGCACAAATCGAGGCTGACCGCCCTAAAGTGCTGTTTGCGGACGCTGTAAGTGCTAGCAAATCATCTTGTCTGATTGGTGAGCTAGCTAAAATCCTGAAACAGAATGGAATCAATATTGGTCAGAATAAGCTATTTCAGTGGTTACGAGCCAACGGCTACCTAATCAGTCGCCGTGGTGAGTCTTGGAATCAGCCAACGCAAAAAAGTATGCAACTTGGATTGTTTGAACTCAAAAAAACAGCCATCAATCACTCTGACGGTCACACTACAACAAATGTAACCCCAAAAGTTACTGGTAAAGGGCAACAATACTTTATTAATAAATTCCTTAACCAGGAATATCTGCCAGTTTAGAAAAAGGCGATGTAGCTTAGAAAGGAGAAGGGATGGAAGAAATTTTAAGCCATAATGAAATGGAGTTGATGAGTTCTATTTCAGGGCTTCAAAAGTCAATATTCATACAAACAGAGCACTTATCTGAGCAACTAACGAAAAAACTTCATCATCTAGAAGACTACAATAGCCCAATTGATGATGAAGCGATTAGATTAGCTGAGGTGACAGCAGAATTTTACAAGTTGCTAATCAAGTCTCCTAGTATTAGTGCAGTTGTCAAGGAGATTGTGAGCGAGGGACATAAGTGTTAATGCGGTAATTGCATCGTTGATACTATCTGGATTGTAATACTTGAGTTTATGGGCTTTTGAATTGCGATAAAGGTGAGCAATTGTGAGCAATAGATTTTTCAATCCTTTGTACTCGCTCTGCTCGTTAAGCGTTTGTAGTTTGTTACCGTTTATGATAACGATAGGTTCTTTGAGTTTGAAGCATTGATCTATCAGACTAGCTGAGTCCATTGATGAGCCTGTTAGTAGACGAATACGGTGGAAAATCCCTTTACTTGCTTCAAAGACGGCATGGAAATAGTTTTCTTGTAAGAGTTCTTGGGTACAAAATCTTAAAACTTGAGAATGGATTTTTAGTTCTCTCAGTCTACTATCAAGTGTTTCAAAACGTTTTTTGGCTTCTGGTAATGTTTTTGAGATAGTTGTACCAATTATTCGTCCGTTATCTGATATAGTCAATCCTTTCAGAGAAAGGGGAATGTTGAGTGCAGTTTTTAAATGTTCAAAAACCGAAGCTTCATTGATATACCTCAAAGGGTTACAGACGTATTCAATCACAAGTTTTATATTATCTGTATTCTGTGTCCTATTTAATATATCAGACATGAGATTGTGCACCCGTTTGTGCTTGTTAAACCCAGAATTTTGGTCGTTTTGAGGATAACCTAAAACTTCGCCCATTCGTGTTATTTCAGAATGAGAAACATAGTCAGATAGTATTTTACTGATTGCGTCTATAAATTGTGTATCAATGTCTAACATAAGTAAACCTCGTTTTTATTAAAAATTATACCACAGAAAGGAGAACCATATGAGACCAAAACAATATCCGTATAGCGGAAATAAAAAAGAATCTATTGCGGTAACAGTAGATTCCAAAACGCTAGCCGAGAAACTAGAGATTACTGACCAATCGAATATTTCCCAAGCGAAACACCGATTATTTGGTCTGTAAACAAGTAGACAAACGGCATTTTGAATTCTTGATGTGAAGATGAAATCAAGGTCACATCAACTAAGACAATCACATCAGAATCAGATGAAGTTTGTTCAGTATCTGAAATTTGATGTAATTTGTCACTGATTGCATAAACTGTGTGATACTTTTCGTTTTTTTCTTTTGGTATAAAATTTCCGACATAAGTACCAGCAGCAGTTGAAATTATAATTTGTTTGTCTGCATCCTCAGTCAACATATACATCAGACCTAGAAGGTCTTGTTTAACATTTTTATCCATAGCGTTATCCTCCTTTCCATAATTTTTGAATACAACGGTGAGAGGTCATATTCAAATAAATTATATCAGAAAGGAACGAAAGACACAACATATTGTTATATAAATAAAATTTGAACACAATATGTTGATTTTTGGAGAAATATTATGTGGGAAAAAATCAATAAAATAATGCTTGAGAGAAATCTCAATATGAATAAATTAGCAAAACTAACAGGGATTAACAAAAGCCACTTTAGTGATTTAAAAAGTGGGAGAATTAAACATCTGTCATGGCCGAACATGGTCAAGTTATCTACAGGACTAGGTATCAGCTTAGATGAATTTAAATAAAACAAAAAACGACTGCGGGAACAGTCGCTAACTAACTTAATTTACTTAATTATATCACAGAAAGGAAACAATATGCTAGCAAAACTTAAAAGCGGTATCGAAGTACCTTACGAAGAGCTTTGGCTTAATGATAACGACTTATCCGAATTTATTGGAAAGTCATTTGACCAAACGCAGCGATTACTAAGAAAGATGTACAAAGACAGAAATTATCGCAAATACATTGACAAGGTTGGCGGTCGTTCAACAAAAGTTAAAAAATTTGAAGAATGGAGAAAATTACAAAATGAAAAACTTATTTAACTTTATTTTTGCAAAACCAAAAAAACAGGAAGAAAAACAAAAATGGGCAATCGAAACACATGGCTGGGAAGCTAATGCACGACGTTACGACAATATGATTGAACGTAATAATAGAGGGCGTACATGTTAAAAGAAAATTTTTTTGAAAGCGATGAATGATGCATATTGAAGAAGTAAAAAACAACCAATTTTATCAGTTTCCGCAGTGGTTGTTAAAAGAGCCATATAACGTTCTGAGCGATAAAGCAAAATTAATTTATATGTTGTTGTTTGATCGCAGAACACTATCTGTGGAAAATAAGTGGTTTGATGATGACGGTAAGGTTTATATGTACTTTACAAACGAGCAATTTATGGAACTACTTAAATGCTCAGAAAAAACAATCATAAAATCTAAAAAAGAACTGTCTAATTTCGGCTTATTAAACGAGGTCAGACAGGGTATAAACAAACCCAACCGCTTATATATCAATGGAACTGTAAAAGTTACAGGTCAAGACCTGAATAATTTACAGCACGGAACTGTAAAAGTTACAGGTCAAGACCTGAATAATTTACAGGGAATCAATACTAATAATATCAATACTAATATATCAATACTAAATAACCAAAACTTAGTGCCTTCTAATCAGACAACTACTAACTATATATATAGTATAGCGGAACAAGAATTTGGTCGGTTGTTGTCTCCTATGGAAATTGAAACTATTCGTACGATGATTAAAGAAAATAATCATGACTTAATTAAGGAAGCTATCAAAAGAACTAAGCTTCAAGGAAAAACTAATCTTAACTATGTTAGAGGTATTTTACGTAACTGGAGAGATGACAACATCACGACAATTGAGCAAATAGAAGCTAAAGAGAAATCTAGGAAATCTAAGCAAGAAGAGGTAAGTGAGTATGATACTTGGTGATGAGAATGCGCTTGATAAAATCGCTTTGTCCTATCAAAAAAATACCAAAAAAGAAGAGACAATTTGTGACAAGCATGACTGTAGCTATATCACAATCCTTAAAACTGGTTTGACAGTTTGCCCTAAATGCCACAAAGAAGATTTGGAAAATCAAAACGATTTACACGTTCAAAAACAATATGAGAGAGAACTCGAAAACAAACGGCTGTACTATCTAAAAAGGTTATCAATCATGGATAGCGAACTGGAAAACGCATCGTTTGATAATTTTAGAACTGACACAATCAAACATAAAGAAGTGCTTGTTTGGGCTAAAACAATGGCTAACGATTGGTTTAAAGGAGGTCAGGGTAACATTATCATGACTGGTAAAGCTGGACGAGGCAAAAGTCATCTAGCTTACAGCATTATCAGAGGACTGTCAGATAAGACGAAGAAGCTAGGACTACTTGTAAACGTTACTGATTTGTTATCAGAAATAAAGCGAGACTTTAGTAAAGAGGCGTTTTGGTTGGACAAATTAAAAGAGGTTGATTATCTAGTTTTGGACGATTTAGGTGCTGAAAAGGTTAGCGATTGGTCGACAAGTATTATATATAGCTTACTTAACAAGCGTACAAATACAATCATCACGACAAATCTTACACCAGCTGAAATTAGACAGACGTATGGAGAAAGAATTGCATCACGTATACGAAAAGGTTGTGATAAAAGCCATATCATGGAATTTGAAGGAATGGAAGACGAAAGAATGAAATTATGGAACTAACATTAACAACATTTTTCGGCTTGTCAGAAGAGCATGCAGCAAGAATCATGGCTCTAGATGAAACTAGTCGAAATAAAAAAATTGAAGAGTATAGACAGTTGAGAATACTAAAAGGGAGGATTGACTTTGGAAAATAGACCAGATTTAAAATTAGTAGCTGAATTAGAAAATAGGATTAAAGACTTAAAAATTGAAAATGAAATCTTAAAGTCTAAAAACATTGATTTGTCTGAAGATGTTAAACATTTAAAATATAAATGCTTCGAAAAAGATAGTTCTATAGTGGATATTATGGTTAATAATAACAACCTAAGAAAAGAAAACAATGAGTTGCGAGAAATGTTTGACTTTATCAAAGATAGACTAGAGAAATTCGTAGGTAGCTCGTATGGTAGAAATTAGGATTAATGGCGAACTTGTAACGTTTGACGGTAATTTTAGGGATGCTTTTATATTTACAATTGACTATTTACGAGACAGCGAAGAGCCTACGCTAAGGCAGACTTACAACGAATTTAAAGACTATACAGACGAAGACTTGATGGAATACATCGAAATGGAATTTGATGTAAAACCTGAATTAATCGTCAATCGGAGACTTGATAGCAGATGGTCTTTTAAATCGCACATCTTGGAAGATTAAATATGAGCGAAGAGTTATACGAGTCTACTCGTTATTGGCAAAGCAGATACAGCGAGTTGATGACTGATTATTTACAAGAAGCGGAAGAAAACATAGAGCTTAAAAAACAGTTGAAACGCTTGAAAGCTGAAAACTGGCAATTAAAGCATAGAAAGAGGAAGTAAATGAGTAATGAACTAACGCAAAAACAAGTGACTTCAAACGTTGCGACACGAATCAATCAAATGAAAGATTCTGATGGGTTGATGATTGCACCAAAATACAGCGTAAGCAATGCACTTAGCTCGGCGTATTATGCTTTAAAAAATGGGAACCTGTTAAATAAAGACCAAGATAGCATTTATAATGCGCTGCTCGATATGGTAACCCAAGGTCTTAGCCCTGCTAAAAACCAATGTTACTTTGTGCCTTATGGAAACGCTGTTAAGTTGACGCGTTCGTACTTTGGCACTATGAAAGTTGTTAAGCAACTTCCTGAAGTGAAAGACATTTACGCAGAAGTAATTTACAAAGGCGATGAATTTAAAATCAAAAACGAAAATGGTCGCAAAGTGTTTGTTAGTCACGATACCGATTGGATGAATGCAGATAACGAAATTGTCGGAGCTTATTGCATTATCGAAAAAGAAGACAGTGAAAAGATTTTGACAGTTATGACCAAAAAAGAAATTGATAAGTCATGGTCAAAAGCAAAAACCAAAAATGTTCAAAATGACTTCCCGCAAGAAATGGCAAAACGAACAGTCATTAATCGAGCGGCTAAGCAATTCTTCAATACGAGCGATGACAATGATTTGTTTGTAGATGCTGTGAACCGAACAACAGAAAACGAGTATGACAATGACAGACAAGTAAAAGACATCACACCTCAAGAAAAAAATAGCCTAGATGACTTAATAGGTCATCAGAGTGAAAATAAGGATGCTCCTATCAATTTAAAAGACGTAACTGAAGATTTCCATTCGGAGCCAGAAAAAACGCTCACAGACGAAAATAAGACGGTTTTAGAAGATACCTCTTATCCGGCAGATGAAATTCCGGATTTTGACCAAGAAACTGGTGAAATTAAAGCTAGCGAAGGTAATCTCTTTGATAATCTTGGAGACTTAATGCCATGACGAAGTTAGATTTGCTTGGAAAGGACTATTATAGCAATGAATCATCAATTAAGTACTGGTCTATTAGTCAGTACAAGCGTTTTAGAGAATGCGAAACGAGGGCGCTTGCTGAATTGCAAGGGGATTGGACAGATACCAGAGATAACACTGCGCTGCTCGTCGGGAACTATGTCCACTCTTACTTTGAGAGTAAAGAAGCTCATGAAGAATTCAAAGCCCAAAACGGCTCTGAAATGATTTCTAGCCGAGGAACAACCAAAGGCCAATTTAAAAAAAGCTTTTTAGTTGCAGAACAGATGATTGAAGCACTTAAAAGCGATAGTAATTTTATGGCTATCTACCAAGGAGAAAAGGAAGAAGCTATCACAGGATTTCTTGGTGAGGTTGAATTCAAAGGCAAGATAGACTGCCTGAATGTTGATCGCGGCTATTTTGTAGACATCAAAACAACAAAAGGGCCCATAGATGATAAAATTTGGAACGGTGAAGAGAGAGTTTTTTGGTTTGAAGCTTATGGGTATATCTTGCAGATGGCTGCTTACAAAACAATGCTTGAAGCTAAGTATAATAAACCTTTTGAGCCGATTATTTACGCAGTAACAAAAGAAACACCGACTGACACCAGAGCCATCAGAATACAAAATGTAGACGCTATGCAAAATGAATTAAATGAGTTAGCGCAAAACATTAAGCGACTAGACGCGGTAAAAAAAGGCACAGAACCACCAAAACCTTGCGGCCATTGCGAATATTGTAGGGCTAATCAATTAACACAAAGAGTAATGATTTTTTAACTAACATTGCAAAGTGAAGCTCGGCCTTTGCAGTAACTATATTTTCCGAGCGAGAAAGGAAATAGTCTGCTTATCGATAAAATCGATAATATGGAGAATTGCTACACTCGTCCTTGCCACAGCTCACACATTTAATAGGGCGAGTGTGGATTTTAAAAGGTGAAAAATATGGAACAAATCAAAATTACAGGAACAGGAACAGCACTAATTTTAGATAGAGTAAACCGAATCTTTGCCATCTCTGGCGGTTTGACTATGCAATGGGATTTTATTAGTGATTTTAAAAAGATTGATGATGAGCCGTCACTAGATGAAGATGGAGAGTTATTCGAAACAGCTTACGACCTTGTGCTCGAAGCTAAACCAAAAACTAAAATCAATCTAACATCATCATATTTTGCTAAAGAGCATAAGAAAGACACAGATGAAATCATAAAAGTATTCTCGTTTATCGAAGATAATAAGAGAAATATCTTTGAAACCCTTGGCATTCGCGGGGTGCTTGAATGAGCAATCTAGTATTATCACTAGACATTTCAACTTCTGGAACAGGTTGGGCCTTATTTAAAGGCTCAGACCTTATCCAGAGTGGTGTCTTAAAACACAAAAGTGACTCTTATTTCGAACGTGGACGATATATGGCTAGTCAATTAAGGTTGATCCAGTCACGAGCATTAAAAAAATACGACTGTAGTTTTAGTACCATCGCAGTTGAAAAAAACTCGGTTATGGGACCTAACCAGCAATCCATGCTTAAAATCGGTATTGTAACTGGTATCATCTTAGGGCGATTGATAGCTGATAACGTCGTTTTTATCAATGTGTCGACGTGGCGTAAGCACTGGAAGTTTAGCTACAAAGACCGCTCTAAAAAAGCGATGAAAGCACAATCGAAAGAAAAAGCTCTCGAATATTGCGGAAAAACAGTAAAGGATGACGAAGCAGACGCTATCTTGATTGGAGCATACTACGTCAACAAAGGCTATCTTGATGGATTGGAGACACATGACTGCTACTAAAAAACACGTTGTGAGAGTTTACAACAAAGGTATTACAGCGACTTACATGGTTTATGACAAAAATCTGTTTAAGGAGCATGAGTTCGCAACAAAAAATGAAGCGATGCAGTTTATCAGAAAACTAGAGTTAGCCAATGATAAGCGAGTGACAGAGTATTATTTGAGAGAGGTAGAGAGATGCTAACGGAAGATACGTTTAAAAAAATTGAGGAGCTTGAAGCTGCTTGTCAGGATACGACAGATAACATTAAAAAGCCATCACATTATCAAGGCAGGCATGGCATGGAAGCAATCGATGTGGTTAAAAACTTCGCAGCTTGCCAAGAGCACGAGGAAGGTTTTTATTGGGGCAATGCTGTTAAGTATTTACTACGGTATCATGCTAAAAATGGTGTTGAAGACCTTAAAAAAGCACGGCAGAACCTTGATTGGTTGATTGAGAAGTTGGAGGATGTGGAATGAAGAAACCAAATCGCTATCCGTACAGTAAATCAAAATTTAATGGTTGTATTTACCAGTTGCATTCAGCCAGCTTTAAAAATGAACAATATGTCAAAGATTTAAAATCATGCGGCATACATTATCAAATCACAAAATTTGGTCATTTTCCTGATATTTTTATAAAAATTGATAATCTCGAACAATTACAAGCATTAATAGATAAAACCGAACACGATTTAATACTTGGTAAAGACCGAATTTGGATTTATGACGACTATATGGAATGAGAGAGGTGGATGGATGATACCGAATTTTAGAGCATTTAATAAAAAGACCAAAAAGATGTATAGCGTCGATGGCTTTAAAGCAAGTGAGCGCAAAATATATAGATGCAGCTTAGCTGATGACGAGTTTCGCTCTGGTCGCTTAGAGACGTTTCATTTTGTCGAGGATAACCTTGACAACTATATACTCATGCAATCAACAGGAATGTTTGATAAAAATGGCATTGAGATTTGGGAAGGGGATATGGTTTTAACAACACGTCTCATAGATTACACATATAAAAATTTTAAAGGTGTAGTAAAAATGTTAGAAGGCCGCTGGGTAATTGACACAGGAACTGACGCTGTCTATTTATGGTCAGAAATTGAAGAAAACGAAGTCATCGGAAACGTATATCAAAACAGCGACCTGATAGAAAGTGTGGAAGAATGACAACAGATGAATTATTGCAAAATTTACGTGATAACTTGAATAAAATAATGAATGTCCTAAAAAGTGACTGGAAAGGACTGTTATTTTTTGCAATCGCAATGCTGGGAATGATGATAACTGTGTCGTATTTTACCTACCGCGACGCACAACAATATTACGAACCACAAATCACAGGTTTACAACAGCAACTAATACGCACGCAGTACCGTTTGAAAGAGTCGTCAGAGCAAAATCAGAGACAGACAAAGCGGATTGCGGATTTGACTGGAAATGGGGGATAGGGTATGATTGACGAAATTTTAAAAAGACTTAATAAAGAATTTGACAATGATCTGGATAATTACGAACAAGAAAGATACGCTGGTTACATGGACGCAATAGGTGTAGCAATTGAAATTGTTGAAGAAGTTAAGCGAGGTAGAAAATGAATATTGAAGAAGCGAAGAAATTGATAGACAAACAGTCTATTGGTAAAGGTGGTGTCGGCGACATTCCAGTAGTGAAAACACATATTGTAAAAGTATTACTCGACCAACTCGACAAACCAAAACTAGAAGTACCACAAATGATAGCTGATGTTATTGAAAGCTTTGACGAAGATGTGAATTATTTGCACGAACATATGAGTTATCAGTCTGATGAAGTTAGAGAGTGGCTAACTCACAATGAACGTGAGTTTTATGAAGCTTGGCTAGCTTATCCAAATATCACAGTCGAAAAAGAAAATCTGTATACTGTTGAGATACCTAATCCGAATGAAAGACAGTTAAGTTTTGTGCTGATGAGACAGCTTAGCGGAAATGTAAGTATCAAAGTTATGCATAGAGATAACTTAGACTTACTAAAGATAGATAACAATTTACAACTCACAGAATCCGAAATCCGCAAAGATTTTGACTGGGCTTGGCAGTTTAGAAAAGATGTAGAAAATGAATGAAAGAGAGTTAAATAAAAATTATGAATTATGATAAAAATAAAAATGATGCTAAAAAGAACTTTATTATAGCTTTAGTTCTATTGCCGTTCGGCTTAGTATTATCTGGATTTGTTATTAAATACGGTTGGAATAACATTTTATCAACAATTGATGGCGTACCATCTATCAATTTACCGCAAGCTGTAGGAATCAATGTGTTAATTAGTCCTTTTGCTTCTAAAAAAAATACAGATGAAGATTTTGCTACAGTGATTGCAAGAGCGTTTATTTCTCCGCTAGTCGTATTGTTATTGCTTTGGATAGTGACTTTGTTTATGTAATATCTTGAGGTAACAGAATGAATGAAGAATTAGGAGTGTTGGTAAATCCCAAACGTGCGTATTATGTAGGAAATAATCGGGACGGATTACCAGTATACACAGTCAACACCGAATATGCACACAAATGCACACGCAAAGAAGCAGAACAGTTTCCGCAGTTTAGATGGGTGAGTTTGGAGGAGTTGAGATGACATATTTAAAAAAATTATTTGAAGCCGTTAAATTTCTCAACTCTATGGAAAAACAGAACAAAAAAATAATGATTACTTTCCATAATAAAAAAGTTCATTTTTACGAGTTAGAAGAAATTACAGAGTCTTCGAGTGGTACTGTTGAAGCTAAAGCGAAAATGCTTAGTTTATGGGGAAAGATTAAATTATGAAAGAAAAAACAATTTTTATATCAAAAAAATATGCAAATGACTTTAACAATGACAAATATAATTTGTCCTCTGGCTATTATTTTAGAAGTGGTGAAAAACATGATATTGCTATTGTTAAATATGGTGAAAAAGATTATTTAAAAAATACTGATTTAGCATATGTTGTATGCGATAAGATCGTTGACGCAGACTCTATAAGCTTCGTTTATCATGGTGAATATGAAACTTGGCATTTTAAACTATTAAACACAGAAGCAAATTAAAGTCCCACGCAAGCGCCTAAGAGCCTGCAATGGCTCTGTGGGTCTACGAGCTGGAATACTCGTTAAACTTACCCTGGAAGCTTTCTGTAAGTATTCAGCTGCGTAGCGTGGAATAATCGTTACGTAGTTATAGAGCGAAATTTTTAGAAAGGGAAATATCCTCCGACATTTTTTCATAAAAATCTAAAGTCTGTTATCGCTCACAGATGATTATACAAGCGTAATGCTGCAAATAAAGTGCTGACGCAAAACTAAAAATTTAATACTCGACAATTTAACAACAAAAATAAGTCAGCAGAGGAAGGAAAGGAGAACAATAAAAAAGCGCTCGTGAAAGCGCCATTCGGTATATATTCGTACAACTATTATATCATACGAGGAGCTTTCATGACGTTTTTTCCAGAAATTAATATACAAAAGACTAAATCAAACGCTAAGCGAAAACTAAGAGAGTATCCACGCTGGCGTAGGATCGCTAATGATGTAGATACTCAAAAAGTGACAGCCACTTATTCCTTTGAGCCTAGACAATCACATGGAATTCCTAGTAAGCCAGTTGAACGCTTAGCACTCAACCGTGTGTCAGCTGAACAAGAATTAGAAGCAATTGAGCAATCAGTTAGTATGATACTGGATCCAGAAAAGCGCAGGATTTTGTATGAAAAATACTTATCTCCTTACAAGAATGCAGATAAGGTTATTTATACAGAATTATGTATGTCAGAGAGTTTTTATTATGACACGCTAGATGCTGCATTATTAGCTTTTGCAGAGCTTTATAGGGAGGGTTCTTTGATTGTAGAGCAAGGAGTTTTTGACTAGTTTTTATACAGTAATACAATAGTTTATACATAAAAATATGTGTTAATATAGTATTATCAAAATAGCAAGAAGAGATAATCATTTACCAACAGGCTATTTATTTAGTCGTCAACTTTAACTACTATCGAACTTGCTATTTTGTAGCTAAAAGGCGAGATAGGGTGTTGAGACGTAGCTCAGTTGGGGGAGCGATATGACTATAAAGGGTCTGGAACGTACGCAGGTTCGAATCCTGCCGTCTCAGTAGTGGTTATTTCAGCCACTAGAGCAATACAGCGGGCGTGGGACATGGAGCGGAGTTATAACCGTTTTTGTGTAGACCTTATGGTATTAATCACGTTCGATTCGTGATGGGTCTATAGGCTTACTTTAAAAATAAGCACTAGTATCTCTACGGGGACCTTTGCGCCAAGTAAGACTAAACCGTTGGAACATGAACCGTGATTGGAAAACGGTAGAGGTAGCGCCTTGATAATTGGATTGTCGACGGTCTGATTATATGTGTCGGTTCGATTCCGGCTGTTCCTATAATTTATGGAGGTAAGATATGTCTAAAGGTTATAAAGTAGTTGATGTTGGTAGTAATCATGAATACGATGTTACGTTTGGCACATGCGAAGTATGTATGTCTTACGGTAACGAGGTTGATAATCCTTACATCGTAATTGAGAAACCAGATGGTACAAAAAAAGAGGTTGATATTTACTATTGGAGCTGGGGTGATTACTTCGAATATTACATTGATAATGTAGTAGAATTCTCGGCATTCTTATCCGAACAAGATATAGACGATGAAGAGTTTGAAGATAATAGCACATCGGTCATTATTGATTTAATTAATGAGTACGATTGGTCAAAAGAAAAAGATTAGTCATCACACTGTGGTGGCTTTTTATTATGCAAAAAAAGAACCACAATAGTGGCTCTTATGCTTGTAATTTTAATTCAAGTGCTTCAGTAAGAACTTGCGAAAAATTGAGGTTTTTATCTTCTGCTGCGTTGTTCAACCATTCAGGTATTGTGACATTCTTACGTACTTTTTTTGAGTGATATTTTTTCATGTATGCAATCATGTCAATGCCTATTAAGGCAATATCAGAACCATGATACTGTTCTTTTAAAACGGAAACGGGGGTAGCTTTTGGATAGTCTGTATAGTCTTCAAGGGCAAAACCTAAGACTTCGACAGCCATTTCGTAGGCTTCTTGAAAGTCTTCGCCTTGAGTGATTGCTTCAGGTACATCTGGAAATGTAACCATGATATAATCTGAGTCTTGTGTGAATATGGCTGGATAAACTAACATAATGATTCTCCTTTGATTATTGTGAGATAAGCAAGCCATCTTGTTAAGCGGATTATTTCAAACCCGCTTGTTTTAAGATGGTATCTTCAAGACCCTTACCAAGGTCTTTATTGTGCATTGGAACGATTGTTTGGTGTCCTAAGTCATCACGAAGTTTTTTATGACTACCGTTTTGACTAATTTCATAAAACCCGTTCTTTTTAAGCAATTTAATCATTTGCTTAGGGGTCATTGGCATATTGCTTACCTCACTTTCTATACTTATATTATACACACAAAAAACATGTTTGTCGAGTAAAATACGCATAAAATGCTTATTTTTTTTAAAAACGGAGGAGGTGATGGAAAATAGGTAAATTAACACTGAAACAGAAGCGTTTTGCAGATGAGTACATCATCTCAGGAAACGCAGAAAGGTCGGCTCTTATTGCTGGATATAGTAAAAATTACGCTAGAGCACAAGCACATAAATTGTTAGCAAATGTTGGCATTAAAGCTTATATAGATGAACGACTTAAAAAACTTGAATCTGAAAAAATTGCAACGCAAGAAGAAGTCTTACAATATCTCACTTCGATCATGCGAGGTGATCAACAAGAAAAAACTCTGATTAGCATTGGCGAACTTGGACAAGAGATTGTTGATATTGATGTTGGCGCCAAGGATAGAATAAAAGCGGCAGAATTGCTTGGTAAGCGTTACAGACTGTTTACGGACAAGGTAGAAGCAGAAGTACAAGGAACGGTGGTGTTTGTTAATGAAGACGACATACCAGACTGAAACTAAACCAAAAATCAAGATTGATTTACCTAAAACTATCGGAGTAGGTTATGGAGCTTTTTGGCACTCAAGAAATTTTTATAGAGTAGTTAAAGGTAGTCGTGGTTCTAAAAAATCTAAAACAACTGCTTTAAATTTTATAGTGAGGTTGCTTAAATATCCTTGGGCGAATTTATTAGTTATTCGCAGATACTCAAATACTAATAAACAGTCAACGTATACTGATTTCAAATGGGCGTGTAATCAATTAAATGTTTCACACCTTTTTAAATTCAACGAAAGCTTACCGGAAATAACTGTAAAAGCAACTGGTCAAAAGATACTATTCCGTGGACTTGATGACGAATTAAAAATTACATCTATAACCGTCGATGTTGGTTCTTTGTGTTGGGCTTGGTTTGAAGAGGCTTATCAAATAGAAACCGAAAACAAGTTTTCAACAGTTGTTGAGTCTATTCGTGGTACTTTAGATGTTCCCGATTTTTTTAAACAGATAACAGTCACATTTAACCCGTGGTCAGAAAGACATTGGCTTAAGTGTGTTTTTTTTGACGAAGAAACTAAGAGAGCTGATACTTTTTCAGACACTACGACGTTTAGAGTAAATGAGTGGCTTGACGATGTCGATAAAAGACGATATGAAGATTTGTACAAGACTAACCCTAGACGTGCTAGAATTGTCTGTGATGGAGAATGGGGCGTTGCAGAAGGGCTTGTTTTCGATAACTTTAAAGTCATAGATTTTGATATCGAAAAAACAATTCAACGTGTAAGAGAAACTTCTGCAGGTATGGATTTCGGTTTCACGCAAGACCCTACAACTCTTATATGTGTTGCGGTTGATTTATCAAATAAGGAACTGTGGCTTTACAATGAACATTACCAAAAAGCCATGCTGACTGATGATATTACCGCAATGATAAAAAATAAAAACATGAGCAGAGCTTATATCGCAGCAGATAGCGCAGAAAAACGCCTGATTGCAGAAATAAAAAGCAAGGGTATTTCTGGGATTACTTCAAGCATTAAAGGTAAAGGGTCAATTATGCAAGGAATTCAATTCATGCAGGGTTTTAAGATATATATACATCCATCTTGTGAACACACGATTGAAGAGTTTAATACTTACACTTTTAAACAAGATAAAGAGGGCAATTGGTTGAATGAACCTATTGATAATAATAATCATATTATAGATGCTATCAGGTACGCATTAGAAAGATATCATATCAAACGCAATAAAACCAACAATTTCAATGTACTTTATCAAGGTCTTAAAAACTAGATAGGAGAAACAATGGCACACATAGAAGATTTTATTGACTCAACTGGGGAACATAAACTTTTAGAGTTGCGTTTTCATCGTGAGTCAAGAATGAGGTATCAGATAAGCGATATAAGCGCTTTGTTTGATGACAACTATAAAATATTACTTGAATACTTAAAACACCACGAGAGCATTCAAAAACCACGTATACAAGAGTTGTTAGATTATGCAGAAGGAAACAATCACGAGGTATCTAAGTCTGGTCGTAGGCAAGATGAGGACATGGCTGATGTTCGTGCCATACATAATTATGGCAAGTATATATCAACATTTAAACAGGGATATCTTGTTGGTAATCCAATACGTGTTGAGTATGACGATGAAGTTAACAACGAACTTTTAAAAGAGTTAGCAAAAAAGAACAACTTCCATCAATTAAATAGACAACTTATAAAAGACTTGTCTAAAGTTGGTCGTGCTTACGAACTCGCTTATCGTAGTGCAGACAATAAAACAAAAGTGATAAGACTAGACCCAAGAGAGACTTTTATTATCTATAAAAATGATGTTGATAAAGATAGTCTTATTGGTGTGCGATACTACAACAAAAGTCAAATAGATAAAACAGACAAGACGGTAGAAGTTTATACAAGTTCGGAAGTTATCTTTTTTGAATTTGACGGAGAATTAACAGAGACAGGTAGACAACCGCATGCTTTTGGTGCTGTCCCTATCACGGAATATCTTAATACAGATGACGGTTTAGGCGATTACGAAACAGAATTATCTTTGATTGATTTATACGACTCTGCGCAGTCAGACACAGCTAACTACATGCAAGACTTGTCAGACGCTATTCTAGCAATTATTGGTCGTGTGTCGTTTCCTGAATACGTAGATACACCGGAAAAAGCTATTACATATTTGAGAGCTATGCGAAAAGCTAGATTGTTAAATCTAGAACCACCTGTTGATAGCGAAGGACGTGAAGGTTCTGTTGACGCTAAGTATTTGTATAAAAAATATGACGTACAGGGAACTGAAGCATATAAAAACAGAATCGCTGAGGATATCCACAGATTTACTAATACGCCAGATATGACAGACAATAAATTTGCTGGTAATCAGTCCGGAGAAGCGCTCAAGTGGAAAGTTTTTGGACTAGACCAAGAACGTGTGGACTTACAAGCGTTATTTGAGCAGTCGTTGAAACGTAGATATAAGCTTATCGCTCATGTTGGTGAGTTTTTAAGTGAAATTAAAGATTTTGATATCAGCAAGCTAAAAATAATCTTTACTCCAAACTTACCTAAGTCAGACCAAGAAAAAATAAATGATTTTAAAGCACTTGGTGGAGAGTTATCAAACAAAACTAAGATGTTTGTCACTGGTATTGTTGATGATCCAGATGAAGAAGAAGATAAAATCATGCAAGAATCGCAGTCGGGCAGTTTGTTAGCTCAAAAACTAGAAGCTCAAACACGTATGTCAGACAAGGAGTTAGCTCATGGACATGCACACTAAGGAAGGTAAAAGTTATTGGCGTAAACGTGTTAAAAAAGAGATGGAAGCCAAAGACAAAAAAGATATCAAGTTGGGAAGGTCCATGAAACAGATACACGATTACCATTTTCGTGAAATCGAAAAAGAAATCGAGTCTTTTTACCAGCGTTATGCAGATAAAGAGGCAATAGACTTAAAGCTCGCTAAAAAAGCTGTCTCTGACGTTGATATCAACGCTTATCAGAAAAAGGCAAAAGAATTAGTTGCAAGGGCTAACGAAATGCGCAAAGAGGGAATTAAAGTCACTAAAGCTAATTTTACGCATCAAGAAAATATAGACATGGCTGTTTATAATTTAAAGATGAAAGTTAACGCTTTAGAGCTTTTGCAATTAAATATTGATTTAGCGATGCAAAGCTTATCGGAAGATGAATACAAAGCGACAAAAAAATTCCTTGAAGATGGTTTTGAAGAAGAGTTGAAATTTCAGTCTGGCTTACTTGGAACATCTGTTTCTAGTCAAAATGACATTAAAAAGCTAGCTAAAGTAACCATAAATACAAATTTCAAAGGCGCAACGTGGAGTGAAAATATTTGGCAAAGGCAAGACGACCTTAGAAAAATAGTAAAAGAGGAAGTTTATAAAGCTATAACAAAAGGCGATAACGCCATTAAGTTGTCTAATAAGCTAAAAAAAGAGTTTGGGGTATCAGATAGCTATGCTAGACGTCTAGCAATCACAGAACATGCAAGGGTACAAATGGAAGTTAGCAAAATGTCAATAGAAGACAACGGGTTTAATGGTTTTGAGATATTGCCAGAGCCCTCCGCCTGTTCTATTTGTAAAGGAATAGCAAGTGACGGTCCGTATCCTATGGAAAAATGGGATACAGGCAATACAGCACCGCCATTTCACCCACATTGTCGTTGTGCAGTTATTGGTGAAGATATCGAACATAAGAAAGGTAAAAAATGAACAAACGCATTAAGAAAAAACGCAAAATCGAACGCTACATAGCTTCACTTATTGTAGAAAACGAATTTTTTTTTAAAGAATTAAGCAAACAACACGAACGGATTGAACAACTTGAAAAAATTGTAGAGCATAACGCACAAGCGACTAACAACGAGCTTAGTCGTATCAAAAAACACTCAAAGAAAAAATGGAAAAATAAATAGTCACAAATCCAGTTGAGGCTGGTTTTTATTATGCCCAAAACGTGCTTACGGCTATAAACTGTGCAAGATTTAATAGTCAGACATGACTTTAAACAGGAGGCGCCTCATGGCAGATTTAGTTAACAATGGTGTAGTAGACGAAGCAACACAAGAGGAAGTCGAAACTCAAGAAGAAGTTAAAGCGGAAGCTACATCAGAGAAGACTTTTACACAAGCGGAAGTAACTGAAATGATACAACAGAATGTTAATCGTGCAGTTGCAAAAGCTCACAAAGACGCTCAGGAGCAATTTAAAGCAGAGCAAGACGAAGCCAAAAAATTAGCAAAGATGAACAGCGAAGAAAAAGCTAACTACGAAACACAGAAATTGTTAGAAGAGTTGCAACAACTAAAAGATGATAAGACACGCAACGAACTAACAGCAGTTGCTCGTAAAATGTTTTCAGAGGCTGATATTAATGTTGATGATGATGTTCTTAGTCTTGCAGTAACTTTAGATGCAGAGCAAACAAAAGCAAATGTCACTAAGCTAGCTAGCGCATTTGCTAAAGCAATCGCTGATGATCGCAAATCATTGGCACGACAAGCCACCCCTTCAATCGGAAGTGGCTCTATTACAACTCAATCAAATTTTGGTGCAAGCTTAGCAGAACGAGCTGGAAAAGTTAACACCAAACTATTTTAGGAGGAAAAAATGAATAAACGTACAGTAAAAACATCAAAAGAGATTTTACATAACTTGCCATACGAAGCGATTTCTGTGACTTTAGATGCAAGTAAATTTGGTAATGGACTGGCATCTGCTGGAACAGTTTTAGCAGGGATTGATGAGTCTGTTTTTAAAGATCGTACTAAAAAAGTAAAACCAGTTCAAAACAGTGAAGTAGATGGTGAAGCTCATATCGATGGCATTTTGTTGACAGATGTTGACTTATCTAAAGGCAATGCTGCGGGTCCTCTTGTTTATCGTGGCACAGTAAATTCTGATAAGTTGGCAGACTCTGCTTTGGCTAAAGATCCATCAAAATTAGCTACTAAATTACCACACATTGTATTTGTAAAAGGAGGAACTAAATAATGGCATTAATTTATGACGTTGTAACATCTGCTAACATCAAAGGATTTTATGATAAACAACAAGCAAACGTTGACTTGTCTTTGGGAGAAAAAGCTTTCCCATCTAAACAACAACTTGGTCTTAAGTTATCCTTTATCAAAGGAGCAGCTGGCAAACCAGTTAGTATCAAAGCGGCGGCGTTTGACACTAAAGTTCCACTTCGTGACCGCATGTCTGTAGACTTGTTAGACGAAGAAATGCCTTACTTCAAAGAAGGTATGTTTGTAAAAGAGGCTGACCGTCAACAACTTAACGTTTTAGCACAAACTAAAAATCAAGAACTTATTGACACAGTGTTATCAACAATCTTTAATGATGAAACTACTCTAATCGCTGGTGCTAAAGCACGTCTTGAAGCTATGCGCATGGAAGTGTTGTCAAGTGGTAAAATCCACATCAATTCAAACGGTGTTATGAAAGATATCGATTATGGATTAGCTGTAACTCAAACGACTAAAAGTTCACAAGAATGGTCAAATAAAGAAACTGCTAACCCTCTTGCCGACATTGAGAAAGCTATTGAAACAGTAACAGAGCGTGGTCACGTTCCTGAAGCTATTGTCTTAAACTCAAAAACTTTTGGCTATATCAAAAATGCAAAAGCAACCGTAAAAGTAATTAAACCACTTGCACCAGAAGGCTCAATTGTTACTAAAGCAGAATTAAAATCTTATCTTTCTGAAGAATTGGGATTAAACATCTTACTTAAAGATGGTGTGTTCGTTAACGACGCAGGTGAAAGCAAGAAGTATTTCCCTGATGGCGTAGTTACACTTGTACCTAACGGAAATCTTGGCTATACAGTATTTGGGACAACTCCTGAACAGTCTGACCTCATGGGAGGTCAAGCAACAGATGCACAGGTATCTCTTGTAGAGACAGGTATTGCTGTTACAACTACTAAGACTACTGATCCTGTTAACGTACAGACTAAGGTTTCTATGATTGCTCTACCATCATTCGAGCGCTTAGATGAAGTACAGATTGTAACAAGTTCGGAAGTATCATTATAAAAGGAGGTAATCGTGGCTCTAGTAATTGAAGCTTTTAGAGATAAAGAGACTGGTTTTATTTATAAAGTCGGTGAAGAGTATAACGGTGCTAGAGTTGAGTTTTTGACTGGGAAAGGTGTTTTAAAAGCTACTGACACACAGTCAACAAACTTTAGCAATTTAAAAGTTGACGAGCTAAAGCGTGAACTTGATGAACTAGGTGTTAATTACGATTCTAAAGCTAAAAAAGCGGAATTGCTAGAGCTTTTAGAATCTCACACCGATTAATTTTTGGAGGTGTTTATGGAAAAGATAAACACGCAAACAATCATTAATAATGTAAAGCTTGATTTAGATATCAACGATACATTACAAGACAAACTATTGGAAATGTTGCTAAAAAGGATTACTGACCACTTTTCAGCAGAGTATGGCACTAATGAGATAGATAGTGCCTTTTCATTTGTCCTTGAAGATTGTTTGATTGCTCGCTATAACAGGCGAGGTGCTGAACGGGCTAAGTCTGAGTCCGTGGAAGGAAGAGCTATCACTTATTACGACTTTTTAAACGAGTTTGAACCGTATGATTTAATGATTAAAAGTAAGCTTAATATTTCAAATCAAAAATCTAAAAAAGGTGGACTTTATTTTTTATGAGATATAACGATAGAGTTACTCTTTTAATTAAAGCTAACGGTGAACCTCGATATGATCCAACTCTTGGGAAACGTGTTGGAGGAGAAGTTAAAAAAGATGTCGTTCCGTGTAACATCTCGGAGCAAGGTATAGAACTATCTAATCTGTTAGACGAGAAGTTAGACCTTGATAGACGCATTGTAAGGCTACGTCACAGCGTTAAGAAGGTGGATAGGGTTTTAATCAAAGATAAAGCTTATCGTGTTGTAACGAGCAGAAATAAAGCTTTATACGTTGAGGAGATTGTTAATGATTAACTTAACATTGGAAGGGGAACATGAGTTGCTATCTGCGTTAAAAAAAGAAGTTACTTTTGAAAACAAGCGCAAAGCTGTCAGAAAACACGGAACTAAAATGCACTCAAAGGCTATTGATAAAGCTGTATTTAATGGGCATTATGAGTGGCAAAAAGGCAAAGGGCGTGTTTTTGTTAAACCTACAGGAGCTACTAGAAGGTCTATTAAATTAGAGTTTAGTAATCAAAGTACAGTTGCTAAAGTGAAGGCTGGGACAAATTATTCCGGTTACTTGGAAACAGGTACACGATTAATGGAGGAGCAACCGTTTATGAAGCCAGCTCTTGATAGTGTCATTGACAACTTCATTAAAGATTTAGCGAGGGTTGAATGATGAAACAACCGGATCAACAATTGTTTGATGAGATTTTTAAAAGACTCACTGATATAGGATTGACTGTTTACGATTTCCTTCCACCGTTGGGTACAAAATACCCTTTTGTTGTGATGGGAGACACTCATATAATGCCGAGAGCGACAAAAACCCAATTAATCGGCAAGTGCTCAACAACGATAAACGTCTGGGGAGACGGCATGGACAGAAAATTGATAAGTGATATAGTTGCTCGAATTATGCAGGCGGTCAGTGAAATAAACCAAATAGAAAATAGAAGATGGTCCATGATTATAGATGATAGTGATACCGAAATCTTAAAAGATAATAGTACTAACGAGAATTTATATCGTGGCATTTTGAACATGTATTTTAGTTTTATATAGGAGGAAGCATGGTAACAAGTTCACCAGTTTATGGTAAAGATAATATTTTGATGTTTCGTGTTTTGGGGGAAAAGAAGGCTGCGGCTAAATTATCTTTTCAGACGGAACATAAGTGGAAATTTAGTAGAAAAACAGATGCTAAGATCACAAAAGATGGTGCTATAAATTCTGACAAAGGACTAGAAGTCACCTTAGAAATCAAAGGGGTTGCTAGTCGCGACGAATTGAACACAACATTAAAAAATGCCGTTTTAGATGGCAAGCAGATTGAGGTCTGGGATATTGACTTAAATAGCAACAACAATTCAGACAATAAATATGATGCAGAGTACGCAATAGGTCGATTAGGTTCGTGGGAAGTCCCTTCAAATGTTGAAGAATTATCTGAAATTTCCACAGAAATGGCTATTGATGGAAAACCTGTCAAAGGTAAAGCTACCCTCACCAAAGAGCAAATCAAGGCTATTCAATATGTGTTTAAAGACGTCACTGAAACAAACGGCGATACTGTTTCTCATGTAGAAGCAAGTAGTTAATCTAACACAAGGCAATTAATTTTTAAAACAAGGGTTTTTACCCTTGTTATTTTTTTAAGGAGAGAAAATCAAAAATGAAAGAAATTACAATCGCAGGAAAAACTTACCCATTAAACTTTGGGTTTGACTTCATCCGTGAGATGGACAAGAGGCATTTCGTTGAAAACAACGGTTTTAAATTTGGAACAGGTATCCAAACAGCAACATTACAATTATCTATCAAAAACCCCCTAATTCTAGAAGATATTATCTTGTCAGCAACACACACTTTGAATAGCATTCCAAGCAAGGAAGAAATCGAAAAATGGGCAATTAAACAAGCGGAAGACAATAAGCTTGAAGAGGTTTTTGAAGGTTTTTTAACGAGTTTGAAGAAAGCGCCACTATCGAAAGCACAAGTGAAACAATTACTAAAAAGCATGAACTAAAAATTGAGTCTGCAAACGGCAACAAAGAGAACGAAAAAAATTCTCTAGAAACCTACAACGAGATTATTAGCAACATTTTTGGGTTGTTGGATGTGAAAGACTTTAATGTTGCTCGTCGTATGACAGTAAAAGAATACAATTTAAGGATTAAAGGTTATCTTTTAAAACGTTTAGAATCTGAAAGAGATATTTACTTAAGTGCTTTTGTTAATCGCAACGTTAAAGCTGCCAATTCTAAAGGCGAATATGTTTACCGTGAATTTGAAGAGTTTTACGATTATGAGAAACGGAAAAAGCAAGTATTGTCAGCATCGGTTGATAATACCATAAATCCTAAAATCATTGACAGAGCTAATAGAGTTAAGGAATTAAGAGAGAGAGGAGGTTTAAATGTCTAGTAGAGCATACACAGTACAAGCGATTTTAAAAGCAACAGATACTAATTTTACAAGCACTATGAACAAAGTTCAATCTGCTGCACAAGCTACTATTGATAAAATAAAATCAATAAAAGATAGCAACATATCTACGCTTGGGAAAATCGGCGAATATACGACTATGGTAGGTCAAGGGATGCAAAGTGTTGGGCGTAGCCTTTCAAAATACGTCACACTTCCAATAGTTGGGTTAGGAGTCGCTGCTGCAAAAACATTTGGAGATTTTGAATCTCAAATGAACAGAGTAAAAGCAATCTCTGGAGCTACCGGGGCAGATTTTGAAAAGTTAAGAAAACAAGCTATTGATCTTGGGGCATCGTCTGTTTTTAGTGCTAAGGAAGTTGCACAAGGTCAAGAAATGATGGCATCAGCAGGATTTAACGCAAATCAAATCTTAGCAGCTTCACCCGGAGTAATGTCTTTGGCTGCAGCATCTGGTGGAGATCTAGCTCTTGCCTCAGAAGCGGCAGCGACTGCGGTAAATATGTTTAGCTTGAACGCAAGTGAAGCCACTCATGTAGCCGATGTGTTCGCAAAAGCTGCAGCAGATACAAACTCAGAGGTTGCAGACATGGCGGAAGCGTTAAAATACGCAGGACCAGTTGCAGGAGCTATGGGAATTTCTATGGAAGAAACCGCAGCAGCAATAGGTATTATGTCAAACGCTGGTATAAAAGGCTCTCAAGCTGGTACAACTCTTAGAACAGCTATCACCAGATTAGCAAAACCGACAGACCAAATGCAAGCTGTTATTGATGGTCTCGGATTGTCTTTTTTTGATACGAATGGGAAGATGCGGTCTTTGACAGAGATAACAGGACAACTAAGAGAGAAAATGTCTGGATTGACAGATCAACAAAAATCTGCAGCTTTATCAATTTTATTTGGTAAAGAGTCTCTGTCAGGGATGCTTGCTTTAATTAACGCTACTCCAGGCGAGTTGTCTAAATTAACCGAAGGGTTGAAAAATTCAAAAGGTGCTGCTGACAAAATGGCAAACACTATGAATAGCGGTCTTAAAGGAGCAATTGAACAGCTCAAAGGTTCTTTAGAAACAGCCGGCATTACAATCGGTGGTATATTAAATCCATTGTTGCAAGGAGTTATTGGTAAAATCCAAGCAGTCATAGATTGGTTCAATAAGTTATCTCCTGCTGGGCAAAAGCTGGCAGTTATTATTGGAGGTATTGGCGCAGCTCTTGGGCCTCTTTTGGTCATTTTTGGAACAGTAATTATTTTTATTGGTCAAGTAACTGCTTCTTTAGAAGGAGTTTCTACAGCGTTCACGGCAATAGCAGGAATCTTTTCAATAATTTCAGGACCTGTAATTTTAGTTGTTGCAGCAATCGGAGCATTTATAGCTGCACTTGTAGTCGCTTGGAATACATCTGAGACATTTAGAAATACAATTATTTCTGGTTGGAAATCAATGGTTGATGCAGTCACCCCGCTAATCGAAACGTTGAAACAACTAATATTATCAATTTTCACTTTCATACAGGCTAACAGCGCTACTTTTATTGGCGGTTTAAAGTTAGCTTGGAGTGCGCTTGTTGAAGCTCTAAGTGGTTTGTTTCTGGTTATAACAGGCGTGGTACAAGTTGGCATGTCTGTCATCAACACAACTATAAAAGTGATATTAGCAATTATAAATGGTGATTGGAATGCAGCGTGGACTGCTATCAAATCTGGAGTAGGAGCAATTTGGGAAGGTATAAAAAACATAATAATTGGGGGTCTGACGTTTTTAGCTAGTTTATTTGTAAGTATGCTGGGTGTTTTCGTATCAGTTTTTTCTGCTGGATGGAGTGCTATAAAAGGTATATTTTCTGTGACGCTAAAATTTTTGGTTAACGTAGTAGCTGCTGGAATGAGTGCTATTGGAAACGAGATATCATCTAAAATTAATACAGCAAAAAGTGTCGCTATACTAGCATTTAATGCGATGAAAAACGGTATTTCAACAGCTATTAATGCTGCGAAAGAAGTCGTTTCTAGTGTAGTTAACCGTATAAAAAACATTCTTAATTCCCTTGCTAATATTAACTTAGGAGCAGCTGGTAGAGCTATAATGGATGGATTTTTAAATGGATTGACCTCAGCTTTTGAAAAAGTCAAAAATTTTGTCGGTGGTATCGCTGGATGGATTCAAGAGCATAAAGGGCCAATAAGTTACGATAGAACATTACTTATTCCAGCGGGTAGAGCTATAATGGGAGGTTTTAATAAATCTCTTACAGATAGCTTTGAACCAGTCAAGAAAAATGTTTCTAGTATGGCTAGTCGTATTTCTGAGGAGTTTCAAAACGGATTGAATAAACTTAAAGATATCAACATATCGGAAATTACGGAAGGTTTACAAAGTAGTTTTGACGTGACTCATTATGCAAGTTTTGGCGGACTAAATGACTCAGCAAGAAAATTAGAAGATGATAGATTTGTCGCATTGAAAGATGCGGTTTTAGCTATTAGAGATTTTGCTAATAGAGACGTTGTAGTGACTGTGAATGGTAAAGAATTAGCTCGAACAGCTGGAGACAACTTCACAGAATACCAAAAACAAAAAGAAATAATGAATAATAGAATGAAAGGTTTGATATAATTGGCAAATTTTAGTTATAAAGGCGTTGATTTATCGCCTTTTTTGAATTGTTTAAACATAGTGAGGACTATAGGTAATAATAGGTCTATTGCTACCAGAAAAATAAATGAATTAGGAGAAGCCATTCAATCGGTTAGTTTTGGCGCTAAGACTATTTTTGTTACTGTTAGTTTTAAAACTAAAGAAATAGGAGCAAGTAAATTTGTAGACACGACAGAACCGTCGACTTATAGTTACGAAAACTTAAATAAATTAAGAGAAAAAATAGCTGGTATTTTGCACAGTAAGACGACCTTTAAACTTACATTACCAGATGAACCTGACAGATATTATATGGCTGTTCCAAAAGGTGATATTGACTTAAAAGGAATATCTGATTGGTACGATGAAACGGTTATTGAGTTTTACATCCCAGATGGCGTTGCGCATTCAACTACTTACAAAAAGTTTTCGGACTATACGCAAGAAGGCAACAAGCTTATTTTTAATTTGCAAAATGATGGTAATACTAACGCTTATCCAATAATCAAAATTAAACATAACTCTGAAAACGGTTATATCGGTATCGCAAATGAAACGGGCGCTTTTGCACTTGGATCATCGGAGGAAGAAGATGGGACTATCGTTCATCGCAACGAATCCCTTTTTGATTACTCAAAAGCTATTGCACAAGCTTTAGAAGGTGCGCCCAACGTCGCAAAACTCAACTATATGCCACCAACATTTGACTCGGAATTAAAGCGCATGCGCCTTGATAATATTTTAGGCTCTGGCAAAGGTGGAGAGTATGTAGCTATTGGTGCTAGAGGAACTACACCGGGTTACGGCGAGCATGTTGGGACTCGAACGTTTATTATCAATCCTGATTCAAACGGAGAATACACTCTCAATGAGCACCTGTGGTGGCAACAGATTTTTATTGCAACAGCGCAAGACCAAAAAGGATTTTTAAAGCTTTGTGTAACTGGCGAAAACGATGAATTTTTATATGGTGTTGAAACCTACAAGCGTAAAAACGGTTTTGAAACAGAGTATAACTTTTTTGCTCTTGATGATGATGGAGTTGGCTGGCGCTTTTATAAGCAGTTTACATTTCTAGCAGATAGGAATTATCACAATCCTTTTTCAATGAATAGAAGTAGAGCGGTTGAGATTTTTAGAGAAGAAGATAAGTTTCGTATTTACTTTAACGGTGCGCATCATCATGTAACTGTTCCGTCCCTTAAAGGGAAAAAATCCCGCAAGATACATCTTGCGATGGGGACATGTAGCGATAGCTCTAAATATATCAACTACAACCTGTTTGAAAAAGTCAACTTTGAAAAAATGGGTGTATCTCACTATAACAACATTGTTAACAAGTATCAGCCCGGAGATGAAGTAGTTATCAATTTTGAAAACGACACAGTCAAAACAAAAGACTTAGATTCTATTCAAGACATGGTTTTAGGTTCGCAACTTATATCTATCCCACCCGGAAAAACAGAATTAGTAATGCAGGTATCTAAGTTTTCTCAATCTGCGCCAAACGTTGAGATATTGATGGAAGAGAGGTGGTTATAATAACGCTAGTAATACATGATTCTAAGTTACATCCAGTTTTGCTTTTAGACAATGATAAACAAGGAGCACTTAATTATTATGATGATTTGTGGACTAGACAGCTCACAACTGGTTCGTCAGCCTTTGAGTTTTCAGTTTATAAAAAAACGCTGTTGGGTGACAATCCACTTAATCACAAATATCACGCACTAAACGATCAAGCATTTGTCTCTTTTGTACACAAAGGTAAAGTACAATTGTTTAACATCATGCAAGTCGAGGAAACAGAGACAAAAATACATTGCTATTGCGAAAATCTTAATTTAGAGTTACTAAACGAGTATTGCAACGCATATAAAGCAACTAAAGCAATGTCATTTGAAGAGTATCTTGTGCAGTTTGATATTTTAAATTGGGGTGCTTTGACAATTGGCACAAACGAAGTTAAGGACAAAAAACTGACATTGGAATGGACTGGTCAAGACACTAAGTTAGCTCGCTTGTTATCGATTGCTAATAATTTTGATGCGGAAGTTGAATTTGAAACACAACTACACAATAACCACACTTTTAAAGCTTTTATCATAAATATCTATAAAGAGTATGAAGAAGGCAAGTCATACGGTGTTGGTCGTGACAGAAGTGATACTGTACTTAGATACCAAAAAAATATCGCTGGTATTACTAAAAATCTTGATAAACGTCAGATTTATAACGCAATACGCCCTTACGGTAAAAAGACCGTAAAAGGGGAGCGTGTTGTCTCTAATCCTGTCACACGTAAAGTTACTAAGACAGTTGGCTCTAACAAGACTTACTTAGGCGGCGATATTAAATATTACGGTCACACAATCAAAAAAGCCAACGTACAAGCGATTATAAACTATGCTGTACAATACAACATTTTGCCAAGCGGAATTATCACGCAACTTTATTTAGAGAGTTTTTGGGGTGACTCAACTGTCGGTAGGCGTGATAACAACTGGTCAGGAATGACAGGTGGAGCGCAAACTAGACCAAGTGGTGTTAAGGTTACAACTGGTATGGCTCGTCCTGCAAACGAGGGCGGGACATACATGCACTATGCAAGTGTAGACGACTTTTTAAAAGACTACACTTATCTTTTAGCAAAACAAGGGATTTATAATGTCGTCGGCAAAAAGAATATAGCAGACTATACAAAAGGGCTTTTTAGATCTGGTGGAGCTAAATATGACTATGCAGCAGCAGGATATCAAAGCTACACAAATTTGATGACTAATATCCGAAATGGTATCAATAAAGTAACTGGAAATATCCTCAATACGATTGATAAGCTGTGGCAAACACCAGTACAGCCTATAACAGCCGTAAACGTAGCTAGAAGAGCTACTAAGACAATGCAAGCACTAAATGAAGCTACTAGACTTAAAGGTCGCAGAATCGGCTCAGGGCAGTGTTATGCTTTGTCTGGTTGGTACGCTAAGAAGTTAGACGGAGCTTGGATTGATAGTTCCATCGGTGGCATTAGAGGTCGTATCGGAGACGGTATGGCTGCTGCCTTAATCGGCACTGACTATAACTGGGGAGCTTATGGTTGGAAGCTAGATAGGTCGCCTAATGCTAGCAACGTGCAAGCTGGCGGTATCTATAATGTTAAAGCAAATTTTGGTGCTCCGTTTTATACAACACAATGGGGGCACACAGGGATTATCAAGAGCGTTTCCAAAACTAGAGTCACAGTTTTAGAACAAAATTACGCTGGTCGCATGTATGTCATGGAAAACTCATACGAGATTAACGCTTTTGCTAGAGGATTACAAACAGTATGTTACCCTCGTGAAATAGCGCAAGGTATGTCTGTCAACGGTGCGACTACTCAGCAAATCACTGGCGGAACACAGATATCGTATGAAGAAGTTGTGCAAGAGGCACAAACAGAAACATACGAAGAAGAACAAATCATCTATATCGATAACTCTATCTACAAAGAATGGAAAGACGAAAACGGGAAAGTAGAGTACTATCTCAAAAATGGATTTTTGTACGCACCACTTTCAAGAGACCGCTATCCATCTGTTTTAACCGGTAATGAGACACGAGACAACTGGATACGAAAAGACATGGAAGTCGAGACTGATAGTCAAGAAGTCTTGATGTCAACAGGTCTAAAAGACTTAAAAGCACACGCATATCCAGCAATTACATACGAAGTTGATGGCTATGTTGACTTAGAACTTGGTGATGTTGTGCGGATACAGGACGACGGATACGAGCCACCGCTGATTTTGACAGCACGAGTAGTTGAGCAAGAAATATCCATAACAAATCCCAGCTCTAACAAAACTAAATTCAGCAATTTTGTCGAAAAAGAAAGTCAGTTAGCTTCTGATTTAATCAGTGATATGTTGCGTCTATACGATGAGTCAATTCCATACGAAATCAAACTAGCTACTTCGAATGGTGTCGCTTTTAAAAATGGCACTGGTGAATCTGTCCTAACTCCTAGCTTGCAAAAGAACGGGAAAGACTATGAAGCAGTTTATTTTTATAAAAATGGTGACTCGCTAATTGATATCGGACCATCGCTAATCGTTAAAGCAAGCGACTTTAACCACGTTTTAAATATAACAGTTGAGGCATATTTAAATGAGGAACTTGTAGCAAGCACACAAATATCATTTACAGACACTGAAGACGGTGCTGACGGGAAAGATGGCGCACCGGGACCACAAGGACCTCCCGGTGTAAACGGACTGCAAGGTCCAAAAGGTGACCAAGGCATTCAAGGTCCAGCTGGTGCTGACGGTAAAGCGACTTATACGCATATAGCATACGCCCTTGACGAGAACGGATCAACTGGCTTTAGTGTATCTGATAACGTTGGCAAAACGTACATAGGTATGTATGTTGATGATAATATCATAGACTCAAACGACCCTAAAAAGTACAAGTGGAATTTGATAAAAGGCGCAGATGGTGCTAGAGGTATCCAAGGTCCAGCTGGTGCTGACGGTAAGACACCTTACTGGCATGTAGCGTATGCAAACAGCTCAGATGGGACAGTTGACTTTAGCGTGTCTGATAGTGCAAACAAGCGCTACATTGGGCAATATACTGACTACGATGCAATAGATTCAAGTGACCCTAAAAAATACCGCTGGACTGACATGGTTGGGACGGTTGTCGTCGGGACAAACAATCTGATTGATGGTACAAAATCATTTTTTGGGACTGATTGGTTTACTTCTGCAACGCTAGAAGACGAGAACCTCTCTAATTGTCCTTTCACGCTTAAAAAATGGATTAGTGGGCAAAAAGTGTCGCATGCAAAAGATATCATGGTCGAGCAAGGTGTAACGTACACTTTTAGTGCTTATGTTAAACGTGAGGTAGCTGGGAATTTATATTTTTATCTTTATGATATAGCAGATGGTTTTATTACTAGCGATACCCCACGAGAGACAATTATAAAAAACGTTGACTCTAGTCTCAGACGTTTTGAAATCACTTTTACACCAACTAAGACAGGTAGGATTAGACCAAGGTTCGCGATGGTGTCATCGGAGCAAGGTAGTTTCAGCTCTGGTGGGTTTATGCTCGTTAGGGGAAATAAAACAGGCGACTGGCAGGAATCAGAAGCTGATAAAGCAAGTAATCTTGATTCAAAAGCTGACGAAGCGTTTACAGTTGAGCAACTAAATGCACTCGCTGAACGTGCTCGCATCGCAGAAGCTGAATTGCAATCTAAAGCAACGTTAGACACAGTCAACGACTGGGTTAAAGCATTGCAAGACGAAATCAAAGCACGAGAGGGAGGACAAAAGTTATCAGAACAAAAACTGATAGACTTTTCTAATCGCATGATAGCAGTACAGCAAACAATTGGGGAGATGCAGATACGCACTGATTTTGTTAATAAATTTATGAGTCAGTCAGAGGACGGTCTTGTAATCGGACAAAAAGATGGAACGTCAAGCGTTAGAGTTGATAACGATCGCATCAGTTTTTACTCAAGTGGTAAAGAAGTAGCATATATAGCTCAGAGTGTGCTTGTTATTGATAGCGGTATTTTTACAACTAAACTGCAAATTGGACGTTATCGTATTGAGCAATACGAACTAAACGCTGATATTAACGTCGTAAGATATGTCGGGTAGAAAGGAGGATAGATGACAACATATTATAGTAACTCTGACAAGAGTTATCGCTTAACTTATATTGTTGACGAGGTTTCAACGTCGGTTGCAGACAATAGTAGTCAAGTAAGGTTTAGGCTCTATTTGACTTCTGGCACTAACAGTTACGCTCAGTATAGTTTTGGTGGATATGCCTGGGTGGGTGCTAAATATGACTTTAACGCACCTTCCTCTATCGGTTTTAACGGCAATCAATTGTTGATTGATAAAACTATCAGAGTTCCACACGATTCAAATGGAGATAAAATAGTCGTTGTTGCTGCTAAATTGCTAGGTCCAGGTGGATACGCACCCGGAACGTTGACGATACCAGACCAACAATTTAAACTAACGAAGCTATCTCGTGCAAGTACTGTATCTGTATCTAGCGGCTATTTTGGAGATGCGCTAAATGTTAATATCAATCAAAGTTCAAGTGATTTTACACATGATGTAAGATACAACGTGAATGGTATCACTGGAGTTGTTGCTAGTGATATAAAAGGTTCAACAACTTTTAAAACAAGTTTAGATTGGGCTAATACGGTTCCAAATGCAACTAGCACACCTGGAACAATATACGTTGATACAAAATCTAACGGTTCTGTCATTGGGACGTCAACCGCTATTTTTTATCTGACTTTACCTGATAGTGTTAAACCAACAATAGCAAGTCTTGTTTTATCGGATACAAATCAAAAAGCATCTGCATTAGTAGGTGCTAATAATTTTGTGCAAATTGTATCCAATCCAATTGTCACTTTTAATGGTGCTGTAGGAGCATATGGGTCGACGATAGCTAGTTATTATGCGGAGGTGGTTGGCAAAAACCAATCCACGCAGCAAAATGGTGGTCCGCTCGGGATATTTAACTTTAGTGGCAAAGCAACTATTAAAGCTACAGTTACAGATAGTAGGGGCAGGGTGTCAGACCCTATTACCGCAGAAGTAAACGTCATTCCGTACTTCCCACCTGCGTTCAGTTTTACCGTAACCAGAGCAGGCGCTAAAAATGACAATTTGGTTGTTACTCGCAACGCTAAAATTGCACCTCTTATTGTTGATGGCGTACAAAAAAATAAGATGATGTTGACTTTTAAGACAGCGCCACTCAATACAACTAGCTTTACAGTTGATACTTCTAACGCTAGTGGGACATATACGTCAACCGCAGAACTTGTTAACTCAACAGCAACTTTGAGTGGCACGTATGGACCAGATAAATCGTTTGATGTTTACGGCTTGCTAAGTGATTTGTTTTCTGTTAGCGGTGGTGGAACGCCTGTAAAACAGACCGTATCAACAGAATCTTTTCCGCTAGCATGGCACAAAAATAGCGTTGGAATTGGTACACTACCTAAAATCGATGATTCAGGTTCTTTAAACGTCGCTGGGAATATCTACTCTGATGGCAAGCCAATCCAACAAAAACAACTTGCTTTAAATAATGGTGGCTCTTTTAGACATGATGACACTGACCTAAATAGCTTGCAAGACACAGGTTTTTATTGTGTATTTAGAGGTGCTAATAGACCTGTAGGGGCAGGTCCTGGGTACGTAACAGTTGTAAGACACCAGACGGCAAACTATGCTTATCAACAATTTTACGACCGTACAAATAAAACTATATTTACGCGGTTGCTGGAAAACGGTGCTTGGAGCACATGGAGTGAGTACGCTAAAAAAGATAGCTTGCCTACAACGATAGACTCAGGCTGGCAGTCAATCGGCAATGGTTTTAGTTATAGGCAGACAGGCAGTACAGTCACCGTTAAGTACAACTTTGCGACGAATGGCATAGATAAGTTGACGGTTGGCTCTATGCCTACGAATTTGATACCTAGCGACATGATGTTTGCAGTAACGGCTTGGACTATACAACTCAATGTTTTAAATGTTCAAGTGAGCGCAGACGGTCGTATTCTGTGGTTTAATCCGTCAAAATGGACTGTTAACGTAAAAGGTCAAATTCAGTGGACAATTTAAAGGAGGAAAACTATTGGAAATTTTAAACAAATATCCTGTAATGTTAGAAGATAAAAGCATTGCAAAAGTTAATGCAATTGTGGCAGTTGATTTACCTCACGTAAGAGGTAACTTAACTTTTGACTTACCAGTTGACTTTGATAATAAATCTTTTGCAGAAACACTTGAAAAGTGTGAGCAGATATTTTACGACGAAAAGTATAAAGATAAAGCTCAGTCTGAAAAAATGACTGAACTAAGTACATCAACATCAACAGGCACACAAACACTTATCAATCTGATAAGTACGCTTTACGCAAAAGAGGTTTTAAAAGATGAAGATCTTATTGCTATTGGTTAGAATTTTTTTACAGGAAGAAGGGATAGATATGATGATTAAATTATTTGCGATTGACTTATATTATGGACGTATGGCTTGGTCAAGTTTTGTTAAAAAGGGATTTTCAGAGTTTATTAATAACAAAACAAAAGAGCAACTTGCAATTATGTGCGATGAAGAATTACTTGCTGAAATTTTAGCAAGTTAGTGAGGTAGTCGGATGACAGTAGAACAAGCAGAAAGAATCGCTCAATCACAATTTGTGTGGGCTATTCTCTTTATCTTGCTTTTTATGATTGTGGTTGGTTATCTGGTGCGAACGTCTGATAAGCGTGAGAAAAAGCTAATGGATTTCCATGACCAATCAAAATCAGAATCTAACAAACGTGAAGAGTGGCTCAAAGGTCACTTAGATAAAAATACAGAACAGTTACAGGACATTTCTCAGACCATTGGTGTTGTCCAAAAGGAGATGTCTTATATGAGTGACCGCATTGGTCGTCTAGAAAAAGAGGAGAAATAACATGATTAATTGGAAAGTAAGAATTAAAAACAAAGCATTTTGGTCAGCAATTATTCCAGCAATATTTTTAGTTGTACAAGCAGTTGCAAATGTTTTTGGTTATACACTTGAACTTAGTGATTTAGGTAATAAATTGTTAGTAGTTGTTAATAGTGTGTTTTCAGTACTTGTTATTGCAGGTATTGTTACAGACCCAACAACCGAAGGTCTTTCAGACAGTGAGCAAGCATTGACTTACCACGAGCCAAAAAAATAGGAGGGGACATGCGTGCAATCACTAAAATAGCAATGGTACTAGCAATAGCAATACTGTACATACCGCTTGCAGTGGTTGCTTTTTTTAGTTATCCGATTTATTTACTTTTTGGAAAGGAGGAGTAAATGGCAACTTATCAAGAATATAAAAGCAGGTCAAATGGTAACGCTTATGATATTGATGGGTCTTTCGGTGCACAATGTTGGGATGGCTACGCAGATTACTGTAAGTATCTAGGACTGCCATACGCAAACTGTACAAATACAGGATACGCAAGGGATATATGGGAGCAACGTCACGAAAATGGTATCTTAAACTATTTTGATGAAGTGGAAGTTATGCAAGCTGGTGATGTTGCTATTTTTATGGTTGTTGACGGTGTAACGCCTTACAGTCATGTAGCAATTTTTGACAGCGATGCAGGAGGCGGATATGGCTGGTTTTTGGGGCAAAATCAAGGGGGTGCTAACGGTGCATACAATCTTGTAAAAATCCCATATTCAGCAACTTATCCAACAGCCTTTAGACCAAAAAGCTTTAAAAACGCTGTTACTGTAACTGATAATACCGGTTTAAATAAAGGTGATTACTTTATCGATGTATCGGCTTATCAACAAGCAGATTTAACAACGACTTGTCAGCAGGCGGGCACTACAAAAACGATTATCAAGGTATCCGAGTCAATTGCTTGGCTGTCTGACAGACATCAACAACAAGCAAACACAAGCGACCCAATTGGCTATTACCACTTTGGACGTTTTGGCGGTGATAGTGCTTTAGCGCAACGGGAAGCAGACTTATTTTTGTCTAACTTACCAAGCAAAAAAGTATCATACTTAGTCATTGACTATGAAGATTCCGCAAGCGCAGACAAGCAAGCTAACACAAATGCAGTTATTGCATTTATGGATAAAATCGCTAGCGCTGGATATAAGCCTATTTATTACAGCTATAAACCATTTACGCTTAATAATATTGATTATCAGAAAATTATCGCTAAGTACCCTAATAGCATTTGGATAGCTGGTTATCCAGACTACGAAGTACGAACAGAGCCGCTGTGGGAGTTCTTCCCTTCAATGGATGGTGTTCGCTGGTGGCAGTTTACAAGTGTAGGAGTAGCAGGTGGTTTAGATAAAAATATTGTGTTGTTAGCAGATGATAGTAGCAAAATGGATATACCTAAGGTTGATAAGCCACAAGAACTTACTTTTTATCAAAAACTAGCTACTAACACTAAATTAGACAACTCAAATGTACCTTATTACGAAGCAACTCTTAGCACAGACTATTATGTAGAGTCTAAGCCAAACGCAAGTAGCGCTGATAAAGAATTTATCAAGGCAGGAACTCGTGTAAGAGTTTATGAAAAAGTGAATGGATGGTCACGCATTAACCATCCAGAGTCGGCGCAATGGGTAGAAGATAGCTACTTAGTTAACGCAACAGATATGTAAAAATAAACGAAAGGAAAAGCTCCTTTAGATAAGACAAATGCCCTCGCTTTGCGGGGGCTATTTTTATTGAAATATTGAAATCTCTTTATAAAAATAGTAAAATAGTTTCGCTATTATAAAGAAAGTTGTTATCAATGAATAATCTAGTTCTTCCTCAGAATTTAAACAAATATAACATTACGAAAATCGTTACCAATTTCAATAGATTACTTGCTTTAAGTGATAACAGGACACTTACAGTAGATATGAGAAACATTGAGTTTGCGGAACCTAGTGGAGTAATTTCGTTATATAATATGTTAACTTTTGCTACAAAAAGAAAAGATGCAAACATCAAGTGGTTAATATGCGAAGAAAGCTCTTTAAATAAACGTCAAAGGCAAGCTATGTTGTATCTAGTAGATTGTGGCTTTTTTAAAGTGTTTGATAAATTGGTTTATAAAGAGCCGGAACTGCGCCCGACTACTTTTGAAATTAAATTTATTAACACTGAACAAATAGCTCAATGGAAGGTAACAGACTTTAAGAATTGGTTACAAAAGCAAACTGGCAGAACAAATGAGTTTAGTTCTATTTGTGTAGCGGTTGACGAAATTTTTAATAATATTGCAGATCATTCTAAGGAATCTAAGGGATGTATTTTTGGGCAATACTATCCCAAGAACAAGGAGATTGTAATAGCAGTATCTGATTTCGGAATAGGAATCCCTCAGTCTATAAAGCGAAAATTTAAAAAGGATGAGCCTGACAACAAGTTAATAGAATTCGCTCTTCAAGAGGGTGTTTCTGCAGAAACTATACCTCAAAATAGAGGGGCAGGGCTTTCTAATATTGTAAATACTTTAACTACTAACAAAGTCGGGAACTTTACAATTATATCTAATTGTGGTATAGTCTCGGTATCAGATAATAAAATTACTCAAAGTTATTCGTCTGAGGAATCATATCCTGGTACTTTTTTTGAAATTCGAATAGATGTATCGAATGACAATTTATATGATTTAGAAGAGGAGGAAGAATTCGAATGGTAACGTTAACTGTCAAAGAACTAGCAAAGAATTTTTCTAACGATAATAAGGCGGGAGAGATTTTATTTGAACAATTGAAATCTTATTTTTATACAGATACAGTCGTGACTGTTTCGTTCGCAGGAATTAGCGAAGTAAGTTCGTCCTTTGTAAACTCTGCTTTTATCAATTTATTGTCTTACTATGATTTTAATCATATTAAAAGTCAACTAAAAATTGTAAATTCAACAAAACAAATAAATGATTTAATAAAACAACGATTTAGTTTTGAAATAAGTAGGCAGATTACAGTATAGGTGCATATTATTTAGCAAGAATCGCCTGACACTAGCGGTTCTTGCTTTTTTATTTGCCTAGAAATAATCAAAATGTTACCATAGAATAAAAATAATAAGGAGGCACATTATGTCACAAGAAAAACTAAAATCAAAATTAGATCAAGCAAAAGGTGGTGCTAAAGAAGGCTTTGGCAAAATAACCGGTGATAAAGAGTTAGAAGCAAAAGGATTTGTTGAAAAAACAATTGCTAAAGGCAAAGAACTAGCAGATGATGCTAAAGATGCTGTTGAAGAGGCAGTAGATGCTGTCAAAGAAAAACTGAAATAAATATTAACCGCTCTCTATTGAGGGCGGTTTTTTTGTGTGTCTAGAGTTTGCTTTCAATTAATTGTTTTAATTCTAATAAGTCTTCTTTTGTAGCATTTTTGTTAATAAAACTACGAGCAGTAGATCGTTTTGATAGATAGGTTCTATGTTCTCTATTGTTTTCTGCCCACTTTTTATTTGCTTTTTCTTGAGGTGTTAATTCTTTATCCATTTCAATCATCCTTGTTAATAAAGTAAAATACAACTAAACAAATTGCGAAAATAATCAAATATTTCATATTTGTCTTAGATATGATATACTATCAGTAGTGGCAAGGGGCTTGAGCCCCAAACTACTACTAGAACCTTATTTGAATCTCCGTGGCCGGTTTTTCTTTTTAGGTTCTTTTTTTATTGCTGTGATTATGCTTGCTATACCAACCAACAGAGTTCCGATTGAAGTAAGCAAATCAGCAATTTCTGATATTCTCATATCTTCCTCCTTTCTATATATAATTATAGTACATGTACTATATAAAGTCAATACTTTTTTTTAAAATATTTATCTTTTTGTCTATCAGAACAGAAAAATTTAAAATTGTCTATTTTTAGGATTTTTTATCGAATAGATAGATAGGAGGATAAAATATGTTATATATAGATGAGTTTAAAGAAGCGATTGATAAAGGCTATATTTCAGGGAACACAGTAGCGATAGTGCGTAAAAACGGAAAGATATTTGATTATGTGTTA